ACCACTGCAGCTGGAACTGGCTATCAAGCTAAGTTTACGGTTAACACTACAGCTAAAACTGCTGCTTACACTTTACTTGCTGGTGATTATGAATCTATGGTTCAAATGAATGGTGCATTTGCTTTCAGCGTTACAACTGGCCTAAGCGGCGCTCCAGCTGGAACACAGATTCACCTTCTTGCTTTAACCTCTGGAGTAAGCGTGTCCGCTACTGGTGTTACTCTAAATGGAACACCTGGACTTAAGCTACGCACCGCATACTCTTCAGCAACATTAATCTGTCTAGGTACGAATAACTGGGTACTTGTCGGCGATTTGAGCGCGTAACATGCCTATAGTCGGAATAATCCACTCGTCTAGGCGCGTACCACCAGATGCTCCAACAATCGGCACAGCTACAGACTCAGGCTCTGCTGGTGCAAACGGAAGAGCCTTTAACAACGGTGCAGTATCAGTAACCTTTACAGCGCCTGCTTACAATGGCGGGCTGCCTATTACAAGTTATCGAGTTACAGCAAGCACAGGCCAATACCAAGACGGAGCATCTTCCCCTATTACAGTAACAGGGTTAGGCTCCTCAACAACACCTACATTTACAGTAACCGCAACAAACGCCGCTGGTACAAGCTCTCCATCTGGTCAAACAGCTCAGGTACCTGTAACAACTGTTCCTGAAGCCCCTACAATTGGTTCTGCTTCAGCTGGAAATGGACAAGCTACAGTTACTTATACTGCTGGCGGTTCTGGCGGTAAGACTGTTACTCAATACACTGCTACCTCTAGTCCAAGTAGCATTACTGGAAACGGCGCATCTCCTATTACAGTATCTCCACTTAGTAATGGAACTCCATATACATTTACAGTAACTGCTACAAATGGAAACGGTACATCTTCGGCATCAGGGCCTTCAAATCAAGTAACTCCATTTGTACCTCCAGTTCCAGCCCCTACTCCACAGCCTACGCCTCAAGCGCCTGTTCCTCAGCCTACACCGCAACCTACCCCTCAGGCCCCAGTTGCGCCTCAACCTACTCCTCAGGCCCCTACTCCTCAACCTACTCCTCAACCTACTCCTCAGGCCCCTACACCACAGCCTGTTGCTCCTACACCGCAGCCAACTCCATCACCTACTCCAAATTATGTTTGTAATGCTAGACCAGCGGGTATTTGTACTGGAGCAGATGTTGCCAATAACTGTTGCTACCCATATACAGGCGGAGCATTCCCTGGTTGCGGCGGCTCTGGCCCTACATCATTTAGTTGCTAATAAAGTATTGAAAGGATAAACTATCGCCATGCTTACTGATACAGACATTTTTTATTTTCCAGGCCGTGAGCCTGGAAGATTACAGATGGGTATGGCTTTCGGTATCAATGGAAAAATTATCTGTGACCTGGCGACTTACAAAGATTTCTTTAATATGTTAAAGTCAACAGACTCTATAGAGCCTCTTACAGAAGACTGTTCTGTTGTTAACTTTATAAAAGACGGAAACATCATAGAGACATTAAGAACTTCATCGTTTTTAGGTAGCCTATTGTGTAGTAAACCCGACTTCTTAGATATTTTTACTTATCCAAATCAGGAACAGTATGAGAAGAACAGAGGTGTAACCTCAGGTCATCTGTATACCTTTGATGATAATGGGGAGCCTATATTTACAGCCCCTGAATGGGTAAACGATGGGCCAGATGAGAACGGTCTTCACCCAATTGATAAAGAATTTCGCCTTATGCGTTTTTATACTGGGGATTAGTTATGGAAACCCCTTTTAGTAAATTTGTCTCTAACTACGCTGACGAAAAGAAAGCACTTGAAAAAGAGATTAGTGAGAACAAGCGTACAGTTCGGCCTTGGGATGTTATTAACCCAAACACGCATTGGACTATTAAAGAGATATCACAGGCTCGTATGGCTATCTGCAATGAGTGCCCCAGATTAATTAAGTTTACAAAACAATGTAAAGAGTGCGGATGTTTCATGTCTGTAAAAACAATGCTAGAAGATGCGGTATGTCCTATAGGTAAGTGGGTATAACATGGCTGAATCATTTTTTGACAAGTACACTTCTGTACACGGAGACGTTCCTCCGCCACCAGAGGGTAAAGGCGTCCCATACCCACCAGAATGGGAACCAAAAGAAGAGCCAGTTGTAGAACTCAGCCCCCCTACTCGCGTCCCTGACCATATAGAGGTTAACGGAGAAGAGCTTGTACCAGGAGTGTGGGTATATAAAAACGTGTTTAAAAACCCAGAAAAAACCATTAACTTGATTAATGCTTTGTTTGGTCATCTATTTTCTGATGCTTTAGTGTATGAGGGTAAAGACAAGCCTTTAGATAACATCAACAAGAAAACACGCGACTGCTCAGTTATGGGAATGCCCGCCGCTGCTGTGGATAGCTACAGCGTCGACCAACAGAACTTATATTATCTAATTGAAGACTCTATGATGGCTTGTTTTGCAGACTATAAGCATCAATATGGGCTTGGCAATGAGCTCGTAGGGGACTCTTGGCAAGTTTTAAAGTATGGAGCGGGGCAAAAGTTTGATAGTCATGCTGATGATGGGCCAAGGTTTCCAAGAACAGTCTCAATTACAGCTTACCTAAATGATAACTACACTGGCGGCGAGTTGATTTACAAGCACTTTAATCTGACATACAAACCAGAACCTGGTGACGTGCTAGTTTTTCCATCTAATTATATCTATAATCATCAGGTGGTGCCTGTAGTATCTGGGCTACGATATGCCATTGTAAACTGGTTTAGATGGAACACGCTCAATTTAGACTTAGGGAGGCCACAATGATAAATATAAAAGAGCCAATGCTTTTACAGAACATTATTCCAGCCGATGAATACGAGCATTTCATGCTCTACTTAAAGAACTTTCCAAGAGAAAGAATGAACTGGGCAGATTCTAATGGACGTTGGTTAGTAACAGACCCTGTTATTGACCATTATTCACGTTTACTCTTACCCTTAGCTAGAGAAACGTTTGAAAGTAGTAGCCTTTTACCTTCTTACTCTTTGTTCTCTCACTATGAGGGGCAGAAGGCATATTTACAACGCCATAAGGATGACAATGCTTGCACTTACACAATTGATATGTGTGTGTATCAGACCGAACCTTGGGACCTATATGTTGAAGGAAAACCGTACACTCTTCAGCCTAATGAGGCGTTAGCATACTATGGAAATAACCAAGAGCATTGGCGGGAAGCGTTTCCTAACCCAGATGAGCAAAATGTTGCAATGATTTTCTTTCACTATGTTGAACCAGACCACTGGTATTACATGAAGGGCCCCGACTATTTAAATGTAATTAGAAACATAGAAACAGAAGAGGTTTGGAAAAAGCGTAACACTGGGCGCGGCTAATGAAGACAGCGCTAGTATTAGGCGCTGGTGGCTTTATCGGAAGCCACCTTGTAGCTAGATTAAAAGACGACGGTTATTGGGTACGCGGGGTTGACTTAAAGCTCCCAGAGTATTGGGATACTAAAGCTGACGATTTTGTCGTGGGAGACCTCCGTGACCCCGTTTTAACAGAAGAAGTAATTGACCGTGTTTTTGATGAGGTTTACCAGTTAGCTGCTGATATGGGCGGTGCGGGGTATATTAACTCTGGCGATAATGATGCAGAGGTTATGGGTAACTCTATATTAATCAACGTAAACGTGTTAAAACGTTGCCACGCAATTGGTATCCAAAGTGTATTTTTCTCTTCTACAGCGTGTGTATATCCAGAATATAACCAGATGAACCCCGATGAGGTAACCTGCAAAGAGAATACGGTTTACCCAGCAGACCCCGACACCGAGTACGGTTGGGAAAAGCTTTTTAGTGAAAGGCTATACCTAGCCTACAACCGAAACTACGGTATGAAAAATAAGATTGCTAGATACCACAATGTATTTGGCCCTTACGGAACTTGGGACGGGGGCAAAGAAAAGGCCCCAGCAGCAATTTGCCGTAAAGTTGCTCAAGCTACTGACACAATTGAGATTTGGGGAGACGGCACTCAATATCGTTCTTTTTTGTTTATTGATGAGTGTATAAAGGCAACTGTAGATTTTTATAGGGAAGGCTCTTTTTTTGAGCCAATTAACATCGGCTCAGAGCGTGGGCTTTCTATCAACACACTCGTTGACATAGTTTCAGAGATTGCTGGTAAATCGTTAACTAAATATCATGTGCCTGGCCCTCTCGGGGTACTAGCTCGATACTCCGATAATGACTTAATTTTTAAAGTTCTTGGGTGGAAACCTGATGAAAATCTAGAGTATGGTTTAGAGAAGACCTATGCTTGGATTAAGGAACAGGTAGATGGATAACCCTTTATTTTTCCAGCTTTGGAACCCTACTGGTATGGTGAATCAAGTTATGAGTTTAGAACTCGCAGTAGGGCTCGCGCATGAAACTAAAAGGAATATAACTGTCCATTACATGGTAAATAATGGGGATAGCCTTTATCAAAATAAAAAGGTGCCCGTGTATACCCCAAGCAGGTGGTATAACAACCAACGAGCTTCTTTTATTAACCAAGACCACTTTCCACATATTTTAGACCTGCTTGACATCCCAGATGTCGGTATTTCTTTTATTGATGAAAAAGTTGAAGCGTTCCCTTTAGAAACCCATATATTAGACCCGATGGCTTACAGGTACTACTACAGCTCATCCTCAGAAATGTCAGATGATGAGCATGAGTTTGCAGAGGGTAGAGAACGCTTAGACCTTTCTGGGGTACCTCATTTAAAGGGGACCCTTGGTTGGTACTCAAGGTTTTTCTATAATCGCTCAAAAGAGCTAGACCTTGTGCTAAGCCAAGTAAAGTTTAAAAAAGAATATCAGGACCTGGCGGACCAAATCTGTTCTGCAATTGGGCCCTTTATAGGAATGCATTTGAGATTGTCAGACCATATAAAGATGTTTAATACTACTCAGGATATGTTTGAATCTAGGCTTTCACAGGTAGAGGGTTCACCGCTACCCATCGTAGTAAGCACCTGTGAGCCTGGAAACCCCATGGTCGTTAAGAATAGGAAACGCTTCATACTACTAGATGAGTACATTATCGCTAACTTTTCAAAACAATTTAAAGAACTACCTTATCAAGATGAAGTTACCTTTGGTTTAATATGCTGTTTAGTCATGTGCCGAGCTTCTGAGTTTATTGGCACTTCGGGCAGCACCTACACTGGCTATATTCAAAGGCTAAGAAACCAATATAATCTAGTTGAAGATTGGAAGTTTTTTGATATAGACAGCTCTCAAACTAATACCAAGTATTCTTGGAATGACTATGACCTAACTGTTGATAGAAAGATGTGGTGGCGTGAGTGGAGGGAGTCAAAACTTGAAATTACTTAAACGGTGGATTTTTATGTATAAGATGAAAAAAGCTTATAAAAAGATAAAAAAAAGCAAACTGTTATACTAACTGCTATGAATTACAGAATGTTCAATACAAGGCCTATACCGCATTTTGGAGGTCATGATAAGGACATGCCTGAACGAGACCACTCAACTGTTACAGGTTGGATAGGTGCTCATTCAGAAATTGCTGTGGATAGATATAATTACGTTTGGAATAGTGACGGCTTACGCTCCGTTGAGTTTTCCACTAAGCCAGAGATTATTGCATTAGGCTGCTCTATTACCTTAGGTCAGGGGCTTCCAATTGAACACACATGGGTAGACATCCTGTCAAAAAAGCTTAACAAGCCAATAGGAAATATCTCATATAGTGGCGCATCGGCAGCTAAAGATGTATCCAGTTTTTTTGGGTTAATCCATAAATATAACTATATACCAAAGGTTGTAATTGCAAATTTTGCAAATATGCAACGACTTTATTTTATTGACCCTATGAATGAATACATGCGAGATTATTTTCTAAATAATGAGCCTAGAATCAGTAAGGCGCTAGTACCGTTTGAATATGGGCAAATAATTCCCTACGAGTGGGTCTACTATCAAAACTTTGACCACATAAAGATGCTTGAAGCCTTTTGTAAGGTAAACAACATCTTACTTATATGGAGCTCGTGGTCAACAAATATGCCAGATAATATGGAAGATTTTATTAACGCGACGTTTGATAACTATGTTAGCGACCCTACAAGGGGTGAGTTTCCAGATAATTTTGAATACAGCGTAGATGTCAAATCGCCAGTCGAGCTCCCAAACATGTTTAAGATGTACAACTGGGACTCTATGCAATGCCACTTAACTGAGTTTGATGAGGAGCCTGAGGCTTTTCATCACGGCTACGATTTTCATAAAATTGCTGGTGAGTGGGGGCCTGGAGCATACTGGCCTCACCCTGGTCGGCATAGGCATATACATTGGGCTGACTTTTATTATGAAGAATTGAAGAAGCGTGATTATATTCGGAGTTAATGAGGGGGCTCATGACGCTTCCCTGTCGGTAGTAAGAGACGGTCAAATATTATTTGCTGGCCACGCTGAACGACAGAGCAAGGTAAAAAATGATTGGTTTATAAACCCTTTATTGCTTAATGAGGCTTTGGCTTACGGTACCCCCGATAAGATTGCCTACTATGAAAAGCCAGTTTTAAAAACAACTAGGCTTTTACTAAGAAATGGCTTAGGTCAGAAGCGCCTTAAGTATACGCTTACTGGTCTTGAGAACGTGCCAACACAAACTTTTAAACACCACCACTCACACGCGGCTGCTGGGTACTATACAAGCGGATTATCAGAGGCCGTAGTAGTCGTTCTTGATGCTATAGGCGAATGGGAGACTACTTCTATTTGGGTAGGGTCTGGGGATACTTTAAAGCGTGTATATAGCAAAAGATACCCATTTAGCTTCGGTCTTTTTTATACAGCATTTACTGACCTACTCGGTCTTAAGCCAAATGAAGAAGAGTACATAATGATGGGTATGGCTGGCTATGGCAACAAGCACCGTTATAAAGAAAAAGTAAACTCTTATTTTCCAAGCATTACCTCTCAAAAGTACAACTTCCATAAAGGAGTTCTTGACTGGGATGAGCCTTTAGATGAGCAATCTAAATTTGATATTGCAGCCGCTGTACAAGCTGTATATGAAGATAGGCTCATTGAGTTTATGAGCTATGCCAAAACACTTACTGGTAAGTCTAACCTTGTATTCATGGGTGGGTGTGCCCTTAATTGTTCAGCAAACACCCTTCTACGTAACTTATTTGATTCAATCTGGATTATGCCAAGCCCTGGGGATTCAGGCAGCAGCCTGGGGGCAGCGGCGGCTTTATATGGAAAGCATTTAAATTGGGAAGGCCCATACTTAGGGACTAATATAGAAGGCGAGTACCCTGTACAAGCGGCCTTAGAAGAATTAAAGTCTAATCAAATAGTAGCCGTTGCAAGCGGTAGAGCTGAGTACGGCCCAAGAGCCCTTGGAAATAGGAGCATACTAGCGGACCCTAGAACCGCAGATATTAAAGATAAAGTAAATCTGATAAAGAAACGAGAACTGTTCAGACCCTTTGCCCCTGTGGTACTAGAAGAGTTTGCTAACGAGTGGTTTGATATAGCTCAGCCCTCTCCTTATATGCAGTTTGCTGTTAGATGCAAGCGCCCAGATGATATACCTTCTGTTGTTCATATTGATGGCACATCACGGGTTCAAACAGTAAACGCCCATCAGCATCCTGGACTTTATAGCCTTCTGACACAGTGGCATGAGTATTCGGGCGTACCTATTTTATTGAACACCAGTTTGAATATAAAGGGGCAACCTCTACTTAATGATATGGCAGACGTTGCTACCTGGCAGATAACTTATCCATCAACAAAGATTGTGTACTGACAATCACTAAATCCCTTAAATACTGACAAAGCCTAATATCTCTTAGACAATTAGATTGCGCCCCCGATATCAGGCGTTTACCACCTCTAGAGAAATAGGTAGATAATGGCAACAAATAACAACGCTCACACGTTGGATACTGCTGGTAACCCAGCTATCGACTTCGTATGGGGCAATTTCCCACTACAGCCAAATGACCAGCGTACAGAAACAGCTGCGTCAAACATTGGTGGAACCACAGGTTCAAGTTCAATTTCTTACAAGACTGCTGTAGTCACAGCAGCATCAGGTAATGGCACAACCATTACCTACACGTCAGCAAATTCATTTGCTGCAGGTCAGCTTGTAACAATCACAGGCCTTTCAACATCTGGCGCTAACCTAACAAATGCAACAATTGCTACAGTTTCACCTACACAGTTCACAGTAACAAACGCAACTTCTGTTTCAGACACAGGTCAGACAGCAGTTGCTAAGGTAGTTGAAAGCGTCCTTCCAGGAATTGGCGCGGACAGCTACTGGTCAGCAACAACTGCAGTTACAGGTGCTCGTCTTGACTTTGCTGGAACTTCAGCTTACTCAGGTTCAGGCGCTATCGCTAACGTAACTGTTAAGAGCGCTAACCACGAGCTTGATGAAACTGGCTACTCAGGTTATCCAGGATATACACCAGGAACTGGTAAGTACAACATTACTCAGGTAACTGGTGATGGAACAACTGTACGCTACGAGACATTCAACTTCTTGAAGTCTGGCGACACAGTCAATATCACAGGTTGCGGAGATTTCAACCTTACAAGCGCAACAGTAGCAGCAGCTACACGTGACTGGTTCTCAGTAACTAACGCTACAACAGGCTCACTTATCAATATCAATAACGGTATTGTTGCCCTATCTAACGCTCTAACAGCAGCTGATGGAGCTTACGTAGCTGGAACTGCTTACATCGACGTGCCTTCAATCCTTGGCCTCACAACCGCTCTTGGTCTTGACGCTCTTAAGGATTCTGGCTTTGCTACAGCTAACATCACCAATACAACTGGTGTTACAAACACAGCTACACAGCCAACTCAGGTTAACGTTACAACCACTACATCTGCGACTATCAACGTCTCAGGTGGAACTGGCACATGGCCTGTTGGTACTAAGGTCACCATCGCTTCAGGTACAGGTATCCCAGCAGCAGTTGTTGGTACTTGGACTGTTACAGGTGGTAGCGGAAGCACACTTATCATCTCAGGTTCAGGTTGGACTGTTGCAAACTCAGGTGCTATCACACCTGGAACAGTTCTTACTGGTGCCTCAGGTACAGTCAAGACACAGTCTGTTGCAGCAGGTGCAGCCTCAGTTGCCCTATCAGCTTCAGTCACAATGACATCTTGGGCCTAATAGCCTAAACAAAAAGCCCCAGCCAATTGGCTGGGGCTTTTCTGTTTAACGAGTTTTCTTACGTTTAATTCGATGTCTGTCTAGGTCGGTGGTTCCCGCCCAGATACCTAGTTCGTTATTTACAAGGGCCCACTCAAGGCACTCGCTGTTGAACTGACACTTGCCGCATATTGGTTTGACAAGAGCTTTTATCTTTTCAGCTTCGCTATTGTCCTCTGGAAAGAATAGGTCTGTTCCTATTTCTCTACAGGGTTGAGTTCCATCAAAGAAGGGGGCTTTAATACCACCTGTGCTTTTGCCAGAAACTCCATGCGTTACACGCGCCAGTTGGCTCATTTGTACTCCCGTATCGTTTTTCAATATAACGTAGCCCATATTTAATTTGGAGTTGTGCGCTTGGGGTCTTTTCGACCTTGTAGTTGCCCCATGTTGAGGGCATGAACTGTGCGATTCCGTAAGCACCCGAAGACTTGTTTAAGGACTTAGGGTTGAAATGGCTTTCCTTTTGCCAAATGTTACGGAGGCACCCCCACTCTTTCAGTGTCCAGTCCTTTGTATAGACTGTCAGAAAAGCGAGTGCTTCAGCGTCAAAGTACTTTACTGTGTCGCTTGCCAAGGCTGCTTTAGCCTCTGATTTAGTTGTCTTAACCTTCAAGTGTGTCAGGGATACGGTAACGACCTTTTCGTTAATGACCGTTTCTGACGTGAGAGCGTACGCTGGTGTTACAAGGTGTGTCATCACTAACATTCCTGCAAGTACAGCTGCTCCCACTTTCTTTAGATTAATCGTTAGATTAATTCTGATATTAAGCATTTCTGCTCCTCTCAGTTGGCAAAAGCCACCTTGTGGGTGGCTTCGTCATGAACAACCATAACACAGGCGTTACAGAGTGTGTCAAGGCGAACTAAGTATTTAAATAAATAATGTGTTTAATATGACAAATCTAATAGTAAATACTGTATATTTTATACATCGGTACATAATACGGATAACGCTATCGCTCTTGACAATCCAACTAAAGACTGGTAATTATTTATGAATATCTCAGACTGGGCCGCATTCACCTCTGTTGTTCTTGGAGTAGGCGGCGTAACTATCCTTGGTATTAAGTGGACCATCAAGCACTATCTAGCTGAGTTGAAGCCCAATGGCGGCTCCTCAATGCGAGACGCGATTAATAAGATTAGTACGGACATGACAGAAGTTAGGGTATCCTTAGCCCGACTTGAAGGTCGGTTCGACCAACATGTAGAAGAAGGAGAAGTTAAATGAATAAGGCAATGATTGAATCCTATGCACGTAACTTGCTTGGTCAAGTTATTGGTGCAGTAACAATTGTCTCAGCAGCAAGCGGTATTTCAAACCCAGCAAGCTTTGGTTCACATGAGTGGCTTCTAGTGGCCAACGCACTGTGGGCATCTCTTGTTCCAGTTGCTCTTCGTTACTTTAATAAGAAGGACCCAGCATTTGGCAAGGTAGCCGCTGTTGGGCTAGCTGAGCTAGCAGGTCTACTTAACAAAGCAACCGTTTCTAAGCCTGCAAAGAAGGCAGCAGCTAAGAAGGCAGCTCCAAAGAAGAAATAATTTAATAGAAACTGGGGGGCAGGGGCATACCTTGTCCCCCTTTTTCATATACACTTGCTTTACTTAGAAGGAGAATTAACTATGGCAAAATGCGCCAACTGCGAAGAGACAGCCCTATACCGCATGGCTGACCCAGGAGTAAATCCTGTTAACTATTGTAATGTCTGCCTACCATCTTGGTTACGCACCCGTGCTGATGAAGGACACTTCCTAGCGCCAGACGTAGATGAAGATAAGGTAAAGAAGTCAAAAGAAGATGAGAGTAAGTAAGCACCAAGCAATACAAGTTCATCCAGTACCTTCAATCGCCACTGACCCTAAAGGCCCTTTTCCAAGAGAGCTGTTTAGAGAACCAGAGATTGTAGATGACTATGAGCCAGAGTATGCAGAGGATGGGGCTAACTTCCCATTAGGTGCTACAGTCCAAAATAACTTTAAACCGCCACGCTATCTGCGTTGCGCTTTATGTTTAGTTCGTGTGTTGGAGACTGAGACACAAGACCACGTTTGCGAGGAATAATGGCTAAACAACGAGACCTCAAAGAGATAATGAATGCTCGTTTAAATGAGGCTAGCGAAGAGCTTAAGAAAGCACGTGAGCGAAACTTAAACACCTTTGAGCGAAATACTGCTGATGATAATCCAGAAGGGTTAGCCTCAGCCAACCAACCAGATACCTGGTCTATTGAGATGCCTAATGATGTTAAAGATGTGGGGGCGGAGGTATACACAGCGCCCACAACAAACCCAAAGCGTCCTCGCGCCTACACAGTCGGGTACAACCACAATACCAATACCTTAATAGTTATCTTTAGGCACGACGTATGGTGGCAGTACAACAACGTTCCAGCCACTATGTGGCTTGGTTTGAAGAACAGCGCCTCCACTGGCAAATACTTAAGAGAGTCTGGTTTAGATACATGGGGAGACATGGGCCCTGCAAATATGGATGCATTGTCTGCTAGTACAAAAGAACGTTTTAGTTATTCAGCCGCAATCGCTGGTCGAATGCAGAGCGGGAAACTTCCAACGTTTGATGAAGTGATGTTTGGTATAAAGGAGTAGTTTTGAAATCATCTGGACCACTATACGTCGGAAAGCTTCGGTATTGGCATAAAAAACTTTTACCTATTGTAGAAATAGGGACCACACAGGAAACAGAAATGCCTTACCGTAAAGGTAAGTGTTTAGTATTTCGTGCGCCCTTTACTGAGCCTGGGTTTTACTTAGGGCTGTGGGTAAACCGACCTAACATTGGGTGGGATGACGATGATAAGATTGATGCGCTACTATCTGATGCTATGAAAGCCAGGGTGGCTTGGAAGCCAGAGGACGGACTATTTGATGAATCCTTTTAGACGTAAACGAGAGATATGGATAAAGCCTTTCTCTGAAAAGGTATCAAATCGAGTAGCCAAGATACCTACTGCAGAGCTTGAGCAGTGGATTGACCAATCACTGTATGAGATTGGTAGATGCATGACCCTCTACAGTAAGCAGAGGGATACAACGTTTTTACAGGAAGCACTACTAGGTGCTGAAGCCCTACACGCGGTTGTAGATGAGTTAACACGCCGTACTACTAAGCCTTAAGTAGATTTGTCGACATTGTGTTAGACTATGCCTTGCCTCTCTTCCTCTTCCCGTGAAGGCAACAAAGGGTCCTGGGTTTAACTACCCAGGCTTTTTGCTTTCACCTTAAACTAAGGTCAATATGGATACAGCACTAGATGACGAAGAGTTCTTCCCAGACGAAGAGGAAGACCTTGGCGTAGAAGAAGAAATTGAAGAGCTTGATGAGCTCTCTAAAGAGTTTGTAAAAAAGATAGTTGACCGCTGTATTCAGTTTCAGACAGCGCTTGTGGGTCACGAGCTACACCCATACCAGATGCCCTTAGCACGTAGAGTTATTGAGTCTGTAATTATTAACGATGGTGAAGAAATCACCGCTTTAGCGGCTCGTCAGTCAGGTAAGTCAGAGACGATTGCTAATACTGTAGCTACGCTTATGGTTCTTCTTCCCCGCCTTGCCAAGATGTACCCAGACTTATTAGGTAAGTTTAAAGACGGTATTTGGATTGGTATGTTTGCTCCAGTTGAAGGTCAGGTAGAAACACTCTTTGGCCGTACTGTAAATAGACTTACTTCAGAGCGCGCACTAGAAATCTTGGGAGACCCTGAGATTGACGATAGCCTAGGTAAAGTACCTGGGGTTACACGGCAGATTAAACTAAAGAACTCTGGTTCATCTCTAATGATGATGACCGCCAACCCCCGTGCAAAGATTGAATCTAAGTCTTTTCACCTTATCGTTATTGACGAGTGTCAAGAAGCAGATGACTTTGTAGTATCTAAATCAATCTCACCTATGCTTGCGTATTACTCAGGAACCATGGTTAAAACAGGCACCCCCACTACAAGTAAAAATAACTTTTACCGCTCTATTCAATTAAATAAGAGACGTAGCACTGCTGCAAAGTCTAGACAAAACCATTTTGAATGGGACTGGCGAGATGTAGCTAAGTACAATATTAACTACGGTAAGTTCATTAAGAAAGAGATGCTACGCATCGGGGAGGACTCTGATGAGTTCCAAATGTCGTACTCGTGCAAATGGCTGCTGGAAAGAGGAATGTTCGTTACATCCACAGTTATGGACGAGCTCGGAGACACCTCACAAGAAGTTGTTAAAGCTTGGCACCGTACTCCAGTTGTGGTCGGGGTCGACCCCGCTCGCAAGATGGACTCGACGGTCGTCACGGTCGTCTGGGTAGATTGGGATAGGCCAGACGAGTTTGGTTATTTTGACCACCGAGTCTTAAATTGGTTAGAGATTCAAGGTGACGATTGGGAAGACCAGTACTTTCAGATTGTGCAGTTTTTATCTAACTACGATGTGCTTGCAGTAGGTGTAGACGCAAACGGTGTGGGTGATGCAGTTGCGCAAAGACTTAAGCTTCTCTTACCTAAATCTGAAGTTCACTCTATTGGCAGTAGCCAGCCAGAACAGTCAAAGCGTTGGAAACACCTTAAAGCTTTAATTGACCGCCGTATGGTTGGTTGGCCTGCGCATGCAAAGACCCGCAGACTTCGTACCTGGAAGCGGTTTTACCAGCAGATGACTGACCTAGAGACTAAGTTCACTGGGCCTAACTTTCTTGCCCATGCGCCAGAAGAAGCCCACGCGCACGATGACTATGCAGACTCTTTGGCTATTGCTTGCGCTTTAACTATGGATTTAACTATGCCATCTGTAGAGGTGTCTAGCTCCCCCTTCTATAGATAGTTACGCCTTTAGCCTGATTTTAACCCCGTTAAGGGGCACACTATTTACTGAGGTCCTCAAACCAATTAGGAGTTTATATGTCAATTTCACCAGCACCACGCTTCCCTGAAAAGCACAGCCCTGTGTATGACCGCAAGATGGCGGGAGCTGTCCCAGGTCAGCGCGGCCCACTTCGTTTTGAAGAGGGTATTGCAACAGACACAGATGTACCACAGGAATTTACAAAGGGAGCTATGCAGGGTTACGCACCTGCACCAGGCCGCCCAAATCGTAATCAGAACGTATTTGAAAAGCTTCCAGAAGAGACAATGCGCGAGCGCGCACACGTTGGTTCTGCAGCTTGGGTAGAAGCACCAAACAGTCTTAATGACTTTGCATCTGGTGCGTTCGCTGACCACGGAGACAACAAGTTTGAAGAAGTCTTCCGCAATGGCGCACATCAGCAAGCCCTAAATCCAGCAGTAGTACAAGACTAATTAAATAGCTTACTCCCCGCTTCTTACGTGGCAGCGGGGAGTGAGCGTTTTACAAAGGATTAAACAATGGCACTGATTCAGGGTAGAGAAGCAAAAAAGACGGAGAAGCAGGAACCTGCTAACCCTAAGCTTTGGAACATGATTACTGCTCAGGCAGGAACAAAGTTTTCTAAAAACTCACCTGCTCGTGGTCACTGGATTCACGCTAAGTACAATCAAATGGGTGGGCAGTTCGTTAAGTCTAAGAAAGATATAGACCCGCGCTTCCGCGATTATGCGCAGGAGAAGCGTGATAAAGAAGAAGAGCAGAAGAAGAAGAAAGTAGCCAAGCCAATTGGTAAAGGCAACATACGAGGCGAGCGCTTCATATAAGCCGTCGATATGTTAATATATCGACATTGAGTTTTAACTGATTTGAAAGAGGTGAATAGTGAGCGGTATTGATTTCTCGCCTCCGAGTTATCGCGCAGCTTCCTCTGATTTAACAATCTCTATCTCCCCACTAGGCTTAGTAGAATTAGCGGATGAAGAGTTTGAAGTACACGGTCCACGTCTAAATCGTTATTCACTTAACTGGGCTATGTACCTAGGGCATCACTATTCTTATCGCCGTCAAACTGGCGAAGCACAGATTATGCTCAACTATTACAGAGCATTCACAGACTTCTTAATTAACTTTACATTTGGTAAAGGCGTTAACTTTCGCTCAGCAAAGCAAACAGAGGCTATTGTTCCAGACCTTCTTGAACGTGTTTGGGAAGTAGATAACAACAAAGCAACATTGCTTTGGGAAATTGGTCAGCAAGGCTCCGTATCTGGAGACTGTTTTATTAAGGTGGCATATGAAGAAGCATGGGTTGACCCGTCTGGTCGCCAGCATCCTGGTCGTGTTCGCATTCTCCCTCTTAACTCTTCGTTCGCTTTCCCAGAGTTTCACCCGCATGATAGAGAGCGACTTATTCGATTTAAGCTCAAGTACAGATTCTGGGGAACTTCTCTAGAAGGAACACGTCAAGTATTTACTTACACAGAAATCTTGACAGACGACATTATTGAGGAGTACATCAACGATGAACTTATTGATTCGCGCCCTAATCCGCTTGGCACTATCCCTGTTGTACATATTCCAAACGTTCGTATTTCTGGTTCTCCTTGGGGTCTATCAGATTGCAATGATATTATTAACGTTAACCGTGCATATAATGAAACCGCTACGGACATCGCGGATATCGTTAACTACCACGCAGCGCCAGTTACGGTTATTATCGGTGCTAAGGCGTCTCAGTTAGAAAAAGGCGCAAATAAAGTATGGGGTGGCCTACCTAAAGACGCAAAGGTAGAGAACCTAGAAGGTGGCGCACAGGGCCTCAAGGGTGCTATGGAGTTCTTGGCTATGCTCAAGAAGTCAATGCACGAAATGATTGGTGTACCTGAGACCGCACTTGGTCAAGCACAGCCTATCTCCAATACATCAGGCGTAGCTTTATCTATTCAGTTCCAGCCTTTGATGAACCGCTACCACCAGAAGATTATTCAGTACGCACATGGTTTAGAGCGCGTTAATGAGCTTATCCTTATCAGCCTTGCGATTAAAGAGCCAGAGACATTTGTCTGGGACCCTAATGCAAGCACTACCCCATTAAAGCAAGGTCAAGCCGCTGTGCTAGACCCTAACGACCCGTTAACTTTCCAAAACTATGTGCACTTCCCGCAACCTCTGCCATTAGATAAGTTAATTGCTCTTAACGAAATCCAAAGCAAGCTTTCTCTTGGCCTTGAGTCTAAAGAAGGCGCCTTACGAGCACTAGGCGAAGAGTTCCCAGCAGAGAAACTAACAGAGATTCGCCAAGAGCTTATTGAGGACGCTAAGTCAGACGGTGCCCTTAAGCTTGTACAGACTCAAATTGAAAATGACATCATGATGCTTACTGGCATGCAATCTGCACAGCTAGGGCCTGGCGGAGCGCCTGCCCAGCCAGTTGGCGGCGGAAGCCCTGAAACTGGGGTTCCTGAGTCAGCTCTACCTCCAGTTCTTGATGATGCGACTATTGCTGCACAAATGGGTGACCAAGCCCTACGCGCCAACTTGGTAACACAAGCTTATGGAACCCAACTCCCGCAAAGGAGAGTTCCAGAAGACTACGAAAAATAAAACAGTTTAGGCTGTAATTTTACGTAGGGCTAGAGAAAATTAACTTGTAATACAACGTTTGGTCATATGTGCTACGCCGTAAGGCATTCGGAAAACGACCCCTAGAATACAAAGGATATAAGCATGGAAACTGCAGAAAATATGGCAGCTGCTTTTGAAGCAGATGCTGGAACGGCTCCAGTCGTAAATGTGTCGGGCGTTGACGCGCCGACTGTTACTACTACGGACAGCGTTAAGTCTAAGTTCTATACAGACGAGGATTTGGCAAAAGTTCGTTCTCAGGAGAAAGACAAGCTCTACCCTCAGATTGAAAGTCTGAAGGAAGAACTTAACTCTTTACGAAAAGAAAAAGAAGAAGAAGCAGCTCGTCGTAATGCAGAAGCGCAAGCAGAAGCAGAACGAGCAAAGGCAGAAGCATTGTCGGAACTAGATTCCAAGTCATATGCAGATGCTCGATTGTCAGAGTTGCAGGAGCAGTTGGAGCGTGAGCGTCAAGAACGCGAACGAGCCTTCGCTCTTCTGGAGCGCGAGAAGACCTATGCAGACCTTCAAGCTTATCGTCAGCAAGTTATTGAACAAGAACGTGACAACATCATTCCGCAGTTAGTGGATTTCATTCAGGGTAATACCCGTGAAGAACTCGCTGAAAGCGTAGAACGATTGAAGGAACGTTCAGCAAGTATTCTTGAATCTGCGCAGACTGCAATGCAGAACGCCAGAAAAGAAATGAAGGGAACGAGCATTTCTGCTCCTCCCGCTGGACCATTGGAAACTAATTCGGAGCAACGTTCGTTAACGCCTCAAGAAATTGCGGCAATGTCTATGAATGATTACGCAAAATATAGAGACCGACTCATGAGCGACGCTGCTCGTGGTAAGTCTCGCGGGCTGTTCGGTTAAGTCCCTAACCCAAAATCTAACAAGGAGTCATAGCTAAATGGCATCAAGCATTACAGGTACTGGCAATCTTGCCGCGGCACCTACCGCATACTCAGGTACCAACACACAGTTGACTCAAGCGATTCAGACTATTTGGTCAAAGGAAATTCTTTTCCAGGCCATGCCAATCCTTCGCTTTGAGCAGTTCGCAGTAAAGAAGACAGAGCTAGGTGTTGCTCCTGGTCTTCAGATTAACTTCATGCGTTACAACAACCTCGGCTTTGCTTCAAGCCTCGTCGAAGGTGTTCGTATGCAGACAAACGCGCTAACAGCACAGCAGTTCTCAATCACAGTATCAGAGCATGGTTATGCTCTTGCTGTTTCAGAGCTCTTGCTTAACGCATCATTCGATGACGTAATGGCTTCAGCCTCACGTCTTCTTGGTCGTAACATGGCTATCTACCTAGACCAGCTATCACGCGACACACTATATGCAGCAACTTCAACCATCTATGGTGAAGACCGCTCATCACTCTCAGCAGTTAACAACTGGTACGCAGATGGCACAAAGGGTACAACCCGTGCTTCTATGACTGGTGCATTTAACTTGACACCTCACACTGTCAAGGATGCTGTTGAAACACTAGCAACCAAGAACATCCCTCGCCTCGGTGAGACATATGTTGCTTTCATTCACCCACACCAGAGCCGTAAGCTTCGTGACAATCCAGAATTCATTGAAGTCACAAAGTACGCAGCTCCAGGTAACTTCATGCTTGGTGAAATCGGACGCTTGTACGACACAGTATTCATTGAGACCACACAGGTTCTCAAGGTTGCTGGTGGTGCTGGTTCAGGTTACTCAGCTGATACAGCTGTTGCTAGCCCAGTAGTTGCTGCAGGTGGAGGTTACACAACTCCTGCAACATACACAGGTAATGGTGCATCTGACCGCTACTCAGCTATCTTCATTGGAGATAACGCATTCGGTCACGCAATCTCTCTACCAGTCGAACTCCGCGATGGCGGTATTCTTGACTTCGGTCGTGAGCATGCACTTGCTTGGTACTCAATCTTCGGACTTGGTCTAATCACTGACCAGTCTGTTGTTATTGCAGAAACCAACTAATAACTTAATAGTGGTGGGGCGAGGTTAAGCACGGTCTGAAATAAGACCACACTCTCGCCCCATTACACCAACCCCACTGTCACTAATTAGGAGAATATAAATGGCTACAAAGAAGCCTACCGATGTAACTGGTCGTATGCGTGAGCAGCAACTAGAAGATAATTTAGAAGCGATGCAGGAACGTGCAAATGAGATGTCTATGGCATCTGCTACTGCAGCTGCAAAACTTGAAACAGAAGTAATTGATGCAACTAAGCCAGACCGTCAAACAGTAATTGTTGACGAAGTCATCACTGTTGGCAAGGAAGAAGACTCAGTCGAAATCCGTGTCATTGAAAACATTGAGAATATGACTCTTGGCGCAGGCAACAACTACAACTTCAAAGCTGGTCAGAAGTACAAAGTAACTCAGCAAGTAGCTCAGCACCTTAAGGAAAAAGGCTATTTAGCTGGAGTAATTTAATAACAGTTACAAACAGGGGGCGGGCTCTCGGGCCCGCTTTCTCGTTTGTAGAGATTTTTCATTAAAAAACTGCGACTATGTGTAGGTAGTCTAAAAGGTGAGGAGTAATTCGTGGCCCTACTGGCAGACTTAGTCTCACGAGTGCGTCTAGAGCTAGGTGACGCTTCCAAGCAGTTTACTTACTCAGGAACTGGCGATGGCGTTACTAAAGCCTTCTATTTAAATACAAAGCCAGTTGAGCTTACCAATCTATACATTACTGTTAACGGAGTAGCTAAAGCCTACCCAACAGATTACAGCCTTGAAGGCGACCAAGGCATTATTCATTTTACTTCAGCTCCAGGCAATAACACTGCTATCAAGGTTGAAGGAACAGCTAATCGTTATTTCTTAGATGATGACATTTGTGGATTTGTTAACACTGCGGTAACTCAGCACACATATAACCGTACGGATGCCTATGGCAGTGCGGTGACAATCGCATCGATTCCTGCGGTTGAAGAGTACCCAGTCGCCATCCTAGCTACTATAGAAGCGCTTTGGGCGCTCGCTACGGATGCTGCGTTTGACATCAATATCACTGCGCCTGACGGGGTAGTAATTCCCCGCGCTCAGCGATATACACAGTTGACTGGGATTATCTCCCAGCGTTGGGACCAGTATAAGCAACTGTGTTCTGCACTTAACATTGGTTTGTGGCGGCTTGAGATGGGCACACTTCGCCGTGTCTCGCGCACTACCAATAAGCTCGTACCTGTTTACATGGCTCAAGAGATTGATGATGCTAGAAAGCCAGAGCGCGTATACATTTCAAACGACCTAAATGGTCGTAGCCCTATGCCAACTACAGCTCAAAACTACGACATTATTTTGTATCAGGGTGACTCATATGAAGTTGAGTTTGATTTCCCATTTGATACTACAGCTTTAACCTTTAAGGCGCAGGTACGCACCTATCCAAATGCACCATCACTATACGCATCATTTACGGTAACTACTATCTCTACCTCATCTACATTGAGTAAGATTAAGCTATCGCTTACAAGTAGTGCTACAAAATATATGCCTGTACGTGCATTCTGGGATTTACAGGCCACTGCTGCGTCTGACCCTGACTATCAAATGACTTACATTAAAGGTCAGGTGTTTACGACACAGCAGGTGACCGTTGACTAATTGCGTAATCTGCGGTAGCCCTAGCTGTACCTGTTCTGCTCAGGGTATTTCAGTTGTCCCTAGACAACCGATTGTTATTAAGGTTAATTCACCTTCTGTTCAATCCGTACAAGAAACTAACATAACGGTTAACCCTGCCCTGCAAGGACATGTTGGTTCACAAGGTCCACAGGGTCTTCAAGGTGGCGGTTTTAACCAAGCACAGGGTACGCAGGGATTACAAGGCCCTCTTGGTATTCAAGGTAACCAAGGTCTACAAGGCGCCGCAATTCAAGGCGTACAAGGGCCGTCTGGTCAACAAGGTATGCAAGGCCTTACAGGAACACAAGGTCTATTAGGTAATCAAGGTGTTCAAGGTCGTCAAGGTTTACAAGGACCCAGCGTTCAAGGTGTACAAGGTATACAGGGTTTACTTGGTGTACAAGGGCAAGTTGGTCAGCAAGGTATTGCTGGAGCTGCCGCTGCGCAGGGTATGCAGGGTGCAAGCATACAAGGTGCTGCAGGTATTGCAGGTGCACAAGGCTTACAAGGTACAAGTGGTGGAGACGGTGTACAAGGACGCACTGGTACACAAGGTGCGCAAGGCTTTAACGGTGTTCAAGGTTTCTATGGTTTCCAAGGCGTACAAGGTTTTGATGGCGCACAAGGACTTAAAGGCGATAAAGGTGATTTAGGTTTACAAGGATTCACTGGACGTCAAGGTATTCAAGGTGTCAGCGGTATCAGTATCCAAGGTCCACAAGGAGCTGGTGCACAAGGTACTCAAGGTACAACAGGTTTCCAAGGTATCCAAGGAACTATTGCTGCGCAAGGAACACAAGGTGTTCAGGGCGTACAAGGTAACCAAGGAACTACTGGTATCCAAGGTACGCAGGGCGTACAAGGTTTGCAAGGGCTACAAGGTGGCCAAGGAGTGCAAGGAGTACAAGGTACTCAAGGTTTGCAGGGCACACAAGGTCTACTTGGTTTCCAAGGTATTCAAGGTTTTGGTTACGCACAACTTCAAGGTATTCAAGGTTCAGTTGGTTCTGGCGTTACTATCCTTGGTGGTTACGCAACCTATGCAGAGTTAGTAGCAGCGCATCCAACAGGAAATACTGGAGATGCTTATCTTATTGGCGGAGCTGACCTATATGTTTGGAACGGTTCTCTCTGGCTTAACGTTGGAAACATTAAGGGTCCTCAAGGGACTCAGGGTATTCAAGGGCTGCAGGGGGCGCAAGGTACTCAAGGTCTTCTTGGTTTGCAAGGAGCGCAAGGCACTCAAGGTTTACTTGGCTTACAAGGTTTAACTGGTTCACAAGGCGTACAAGGTACTAAAGGTGACACTGGTACATTTGGTGGAGAAACCTTTGAATACAACTATCTAACTGATACTACTGCTACAGACCCAACTACAGGAAATGTAAAGTTTGATAGCACTACTTTTGCATCTGTAACTAAATTATACATTGATGATATTGACGCTCTAGCTGTTGACATCTCACAGTTCCTTGAAACTATTGATGACTCAACATCAGGCATCAAGGGAACAATTAAAGTAACTGATGTTCTTAATCCTAATAACTATGCGTTCTTCCAGATTGTTGGTTTACATACCGATAATGGAACTTGGTACAACGTACCTATTGCATATGTCTCTGGCTCTTTAACACTTTCTAATAATGCCAACGTCTATATGACGTTTGCGCGTGTTGGTGATAAAGGTGATACGGGTGCACAAGGTGCTATCGGTATCCAAGGCTTTACTGGGATTCAGGGTACACAGGGTTTAATTGGTAACCAAGGTTTGCAGGGCCCTAATGCCGCAATTAGTTTTGGACCAATACCTCCTAATTCACCATTAGTTGGAGACCGTTGGGTCGACTCAACATCAGGTTCTGAATACACATGGTTCTCTGACGGCAATTCTTATCAGTGGGTAGAAGTATCTGCTTCAGGTTTTAGTGGTGCTGCGGGTCTTCAAGGTACTCAAGGACCTATTGGCGCTGGGTCACAAGGTATTCAAGGTTCTGATGGACCTATTGGTTTGCAAGGTATGCCTGGACCTTATGGACCGCAAGGTGTTCAAGGAAGTAGTGGTGGCTCTGGTGTACAAGGTGCGGTAGGTGCGCAAGGTACACAAGGTATCATCGGTTTACAAGGTCCACAGGCATTTGTAACTTTTGGCGCAACACCGCCAGTATCCCCTGCAGTTGGTGACCGATGGATTGATTCTAATTCAGGTTCTGAATTTACTTGGACATACGATGGCAATACTTACCAATGGGTTGAACTCTCTGCATCTGGTTATTCAGGTGTGCAAGGTCCAGCTGGTGCGCAAGGTATTGGAACACAAGGTGTTCAAGGTATAGCTGGAGCAGCTGCGGCTCAAGGTCTTCAAGGTCTTCAAGGTTTTCTTGGTACACAAGGTGTACAAGGTATTACTGGCGTCGGTACTCAAGGAGCCACTGGTGTACAAGGTATTGATGGATTACAAGGTGTGCAAGGCCTTCAAGGTACACAAGGCGTACAGGGTCCATCTATCCCAGTTACATTTTCTGCAACACCACCAAGTAGCCCAAGTATTAATGACCGCTGGGTAGATTCAAATAGTGGTTCTGAATATACATGGATTTATGATGGTAATAATTATGCGTGGGTAGAACTCTCCGCATCTGGTTATTCAGGCTCTGCGGGTGCTCAAGGTATCGCTGGCGCTCCTGGTTCTCAGGGTGTTCAAGGTATTGCAGGTCAAGTTGCTGCGCAAGGTCTTCAGGGTCTACAAGGTTTCTTGGGTACTCAAGGTACTCAAGGCTTAACTGGCGCTGGGGCAGACGGTGCTCAAGGTTTAACTGGTATTCAAGGTCAAGCTGGTCTACAAGGTATCCAGGGTGGACAAGGTATTCAAGGACCTTCTATCCCTGTTACCTTCTCTGCAACACCTCCACTTAATCCAAGTACAAATGACATCTGGGTTGATAGCAATTCTGGTTCTGAGTACACATACATTTATGATGGAAATACTTATCAGTGGGTTGAATTATCTGCTTCTGGTTTCTCTGGAACACAGGGTATTCAAGGTACGACTGGCGCTGGAGCTCAAGGCTCATCAGGTGCGCAGGGCATAACAGGTCTACAAGGTTTAACTGGTGCACAGGGTTTAACTGGCGCTGGTACTCAAGGTATTCAGGGCCCTGCAGGTAGCGGTGGCTCAGGTGGCGGTTTCTATGAAGGCGTAACACCTCCAGTATCTCCTGTATTAGGAGACCGTTGGTGGGATACAGCTAATGGAGTTGAGTACACATACGTTAACGATGCTGATACATATCAATGGGTTCAACTTATTAGCGGTGGTGTACAAGGTCTTCAAGGAACTGCTGGTGCACAGGGAACTGCAGGAACCATTGGTATTGATGGCGTACAGGGCGCAGCTGGTGCACAAGGATTAACTGGTTTACAGGGTGCAGTTGGTGCACAGGGTATTCAGGGCGCAAGCATTCAAGGTGTTCAAGGAACTAATGCTGGAATTGTTTTTGATGTTGTACCTCCTACATCTCCAGCAATTGGTGACCGTTGGGTAGATGCTAATAGCGGTATTGAATACACATGGATTAATGACGGTAATAACTCAACATGGGTTGAAGTTAGCGCGTCTGGATTTAGCGGTGTACAAGGCCCCGCTGGTCCACTTGGTTCTCAAGGTGTGCAAGGTATTGCGGGTGCAGCAGCAGCTCAAGGCTTTGCTGGTTCACAAGGTGTTCAGGGTTTCATCGGTACACAAGGTCTAGTTGGTGCACAAGGCACTGACGGCGTACAAGGTGTACAAGGTTTGCTCGGTACACAGGGTGCAACTGGAGCAGGCACACAAGGTGTGCAGGGTTTACAAGGACCTAATGCAGCCATTACATTTGATGTAACACCTCCGTCATCTCCATTACTTGGTGATAGATGGGTAGATGCAAACTCAGGCTCTGAGTACACATGGATTTACGACGGAAACAATTACGCATGGGTTGAAGTTAGTGCGTCAGGTTTTGCTGGTTACGGTATTCAAGGAGCCGCAGGTGCTACAGGTGCACAAGGTTTAGCAGGAGCCGCAGCAGCACAAGGCTTTGCAGGAGCTCAGGGTCTACAAGGATTTATTGGTGCACAGGGCTTACAAGGTCTTACAGGTAATGATGGAGTTGCTGGAGCTCAAGGTACGCAAGGTATCCAAGGCATAGGTGCTCAAGGTATCCAAGGTGCTCAAGGTTTACAAGGCCCTTCTATTCCAGTTACCTTTGGAACAACCCCACCATCATCTCCAAGTCTTAACGACCGTTGGGTAGATAGCAACTCTGGTGTTGAGTACACATGGATATCAGATGGCAATACAAATCAATGGGTAGAACTTTCTGCTTCAGGCTTTAGTGGTATTCAAGGACCTGCTGGACCTGCTGGTACTTCGGGGGCGCAAGGTATTGCAGGCGCTGCTGCTGCTCAAGGTTTTGCTGGTGCACAAGGTCTACAAGGTTTTGTAGGAACTCAAGGTATACAGGGAACCGATGGGGCAGTTGGCTCACAAGGTATTCAAGGTAATCTTGGTTTGCAGGGTGTTGTTGGTGCGCAGGGTGTTCAAGGAACACAAGGTTTGCAAGGGCCAAACGCCGCTATTACATTTGATGTTATCCCGCCATCATCCCCTCTTATTGGAGACCGTTGGGTTGATGCTAACTCTGGCTCTGAATATACCTGGATTTATGACGGCAATAATTACGCTTGGGTAGAAGTTTCTGCCTCTGGTTTTGCTGGCTATGGAATTCAAGGAGCAGCTGGTGCGCCAGGTGCACAGGGTCTTGCTGGTGCTGCCGCTGCTCAGGGTTTTGCTGGAGCGCAAGGAGTACAAGGATTTAACGGTACACAGGGGCTACAAGGTTTAGTTGGCCCTGTTGGTCCGCAAGGAGTTCAAGGAACATCGGGCGCACAAGGTATTGACGGTGTACAAGGTCTTCTTGGCTCTCAAGGTATTCAAGGGCCTAACTCTGCAATTGCATTTGGTGTTATCCCACCAATAAGTCCATTGATTGGTGACCGCTGGGTTGATAGCAATTCAGGTATTGAATATACCTACATCTATGATGGTAACAACTACACATGGGTAGAAGTTTCTGCATCAGGTTTTTCTGGTGTACAAGGTATTCAGGGAACAATTGGTAACCCTGGAGTTCAAGGTTCAACGGGCTCACAAGGTGCCTCTGGTGCGCAAGGTGCGTCAGGATTGCAAGGCTTCTTTGGTACACAGGGCGTACAAGGAACAACTGGTGTTGGTACTCAAGGTACACAAGGTATTCAAGGCGAATCTATTCAAGGTGCAACTGGTGTTGGAGCGCAGGGTACGCAAGGTATTCAAGGACCAAATGCTGCAATAACATTTAATGTAACTCCTCCAGTTTCCCCATTATTAGGGGACCGATGGACTGATGCTGAAACTGGTGTTGGTTACACATGGACCTATGATGGAAACAACTATGCGTGGGTGGAGCTATCAGCTTCTGGTTTTGCTGGTGTTCAAGGTATCCAAGGTATTCAAGGACCAAGTGCAGTTGGTACACAGGGACTAACTGGTATTCAAGGAGCCGTTGGTTTACAAGGAATTCAAGGATTAGTTGGCGACACTGGAGCTCTTGGCCCAGTTGGTACACAGGGTCTGCAAGGATTGCAGGGCGGTGGATTCAATCAGGCACAGGGAACTCAAGGTATCCAAGGTCCAAATGGTCCAACAGGTATTCAAGGTCTTGACGGTATTCAAGGTCCATATGGCCCTGTTGGTTTGCAAGGAAACACTGGAGCTCAAGGTACACAAGGAACTCAGGGAACATACCCAACAACTACAGGCGTAACCTTCTCCAACACAAACTTTACTGGAACCACTACAGTTGCCCAGCTTATTGAATCTGCTTCTATTAACCAGTCTGCGCTTAACGGCGTTCTTAACTATTACATTAAATCATTCACTGCTGTTACTTTATTTGCAGCCACTACTACAGGTAACTTTACATTCAACGTATCGGCAGACGGTGCTCAGACTTTAGATAGCTACATGGCAGTGGGACAATCTGTAACGGTCACCATGCTTACTACCCAAGGAGCTACTGCTTATTACCAAACAGCATTCCAAATTGATGGTGTGAGTGTTACTCCTAAATGGCAAAATGGAGCGGCGCCATCTGCGGGTAATGCTAACTCTCTTGACATCTACACTTATACAATTATTAAAACAGCAACTAGCACTTGGACTGTTATAGCAAGTAGAACAAGGTACGCCTAATGCCTCTACTTGGTAGCTTAAGCGTAGGCAGCTCTAAAGGATACAAAAGACCTGGAGCTTTTCCAACTGGTTTATCTTTAAGTGACCCTGGTGAGTCAGCGGCCGTTTTAAAGTCTGATAATGGGTATAACTCTGATGGCGTCTATTACATAAGCATAAACGGAACATCAACCCCAACCTATTGCATTATGAATAGTGCTATAGATGGTGGAGGTTGGATGATGATTATGAAAGGAACCAGAGGAACAACTTTTAACTTCTTTTCATCCTACTGGGAAACCAACAACGTTCTTGCGGCTGACCAAACAAACCGCAACGATGGTGATGCTAAGTTTAATGTGTATAACTATTTTCCAGGTAAAGATTTCTTAGCGCTATGGCCAGACATTCCACAAGGCGGCTCAATAAGTGCCTCTGGATATCCGTGGATATGGAGACAAAACAACTACAACGGTGGTTCTAGGATTACCCCTCTATCTTATTTTAGTACCGTAGGTTATAAAAGCCAGACTATGAACGTCGGAGGTCGAGGAGTATTTATATCTACAGCCACCAGTTATAGCGGATTCTCAACCACCTACTGGTCAACACAGACAGATATTAACTTTTACGGCTTTAACTATGAGAACAATCAAGCCTATGGTTTAAAGGCCAATGTGCGCTGGGGCTTTGCGTGGAATGAAAACTCTGAAGGCGTATACCCATCAGTCAATGGAGGAGCTAACGGTTCAAACGACGTTTCAGGCGGAATTGGCCTGGACTCGTCATATGGTAACTACTCCGCAGGTGACTACATAGCGTGTTGCCAAAGCACCTCTGGCATGAATCGCTCAGCCCGCTTTGAAATGTACGTACGATGAAGCTTTTGACTATATACCACACAAGGGGCCAAAAGCCTCGTATACTTTAACCAAGACATCTCAGAGAGAGAATAACTATGCCAATTGATTTCCCTGGCTCGCCCACTAACGGGCAGGTCTATACATATGGCTCACGTACTTGGACTTGGACAGGATATGCGTGGCAGGCAACAACTACCACAACTGGTCCCCAGGGTATTCAAGGACTTCAAGGTCTACAAGGGCCTTCTGGCTTCAACACCGATATTGTCTTAATTGACGACCTAGCGCCCCAGTTTGATGGCGTAACTTATAGATTCCGTCCTGCCTTTAATGGCACGACGGTGAACATTACCAATTCACAAAGACTCCTGGTCGCGCTGAATGGTATAGTTCAAAGAGTAAACAATTCATATGTGACATGGGATAACCCAACAAGTCGCTATAATTGGTTACGAGTGGATGCCGACGGCTACATTGTGTTTTCACAACCACCTGCCGCAGGAACTACTTTTGATGGTCGAGTCATGGGTGGACCAGACTCAACAGCACTAACAACAACTTATCCGTTTGCAGCAGCGGACTTATTAATAGGAGCGTTTTAATCCATGGCAAGAAAGATTCTATTAGATGGTGGTTATGCGTTTAACCCATCAACAAAGCAAGTAGTTCTACGACGCATCGTTCCAAAGGAACGTCTTGTACTTATCACCAACACCACGCAGAACAAGGTTATCTACAACTTCTCAGATACCTCACTTCTAGCAACAGGTTACGCAACATATGGTGACAATCAACTTTCAGCAGCAATTTCAACAATCTCAGGAACAGGTTCAGTAGTAACAGTTACAACAACTGCTGCTCATACCTTTGTTCCAGGTATGCTTGTAACAATCTCAGGCATCACCCCAGCATCATTTAACATCAATGGTGCGGTTGTAACTGCTGTTACTTCAAACACATTCACACTTGCATCTACTGTTACTGGTACTTATACATCAGGCGGTATTGTTACTGCTGGTGAAGCAACAGTTATCACACTTAACTACAACCCAGCTACAGCGGGTATGCTCTCAACTGATTCACTTCAGGTCACAATCGATGAGTTCGCAGAGCGCATCAAGCCAGACGAAACATACTCAGACCCTGTAAACAAGTTGCGCGTTTCACAGCCACAGTCCATGATGGATACTGACTTTGAATACGCAAAGCAGGATACCAAGTGGGAAACACAGACCTTTACAAATGGTCGCCCATTTGCATCACAGCTTCTATTCCAGGCTCTAACAATCTCAGGTATGACAACTGGTGCTGCTGGTTCACGTACCATCACAACTACTCTTACTAACTCAACAGTTGCACTTCTTGCTACTGGTGTTCAGGGTAACGGTACAACCGCGCTTTACAACACAGCAACAGCACACGGTTTGACAGTTGGACAGTGGGTAACAATCACTGGTGTAACACCACCTTCTTACAACACTACTTCAGGTATTCCTCTACAGGTTCTTGAAGTTCCTTCATCAACATCATTCCGTCTACTTGCTAACAACACTTCAACAGCGCAGTCAACTGTTGCTGGTACAGTAACTCTTAACGTTGCTCCTCCAGTCGGTGTTCCAATCTCTGTTCAGGACACTTTCTTCCCAGGCGTTTCTGGTAACTATGTAATTGAAACACGTCCTGGTGAAACTTCATTTACCTTTACATCAAAGGTTCCAACACCATCTGCTTGGGCATCAGTATCAATCTACGATGCACCTAAGACACTTGTTCTTCAGGGCGACTACTACCGCGATGCAGTCATAGGTAACGATACAGCTACAACCATGTCTTACTCAGGTCAGGATGTAACAGTTACAACTGGTACAAACCACGGTCTACAGGCTGGTAACGAAATCGCTGTTGTAGGTTCAACTTCTGGTGGTACTCCTCCAAACGGTAACTTCATTGTTAGCCGTATTCAGTCACCTACAGTATTTAACTACTATGACGCTCGTGGTGGAACAATCTCAGGTACTTTGCTTGGACCTCAGACATCAACTACTGGTACAGGTGTTTCTGGTCAGAACATCGTAACTCTTGCAAGCGCAACAGGTGCGGTAGTTGGAGCAACTCTTATCTCAGCTGGATTCATTCCAGTAGACACCTACATCATTGGTGTTACTGGAACAACTGTTCAGTTGTCACAGAACCTTATTCAGACAATGTCTGGAACATCATGTACTATCGCTGTAGCTGTCTACGCTCGCTCACAGGCTCAGTCAGTTCACCGCGCATTTGATGGCGGCGTTATGTTCTCATCAAACGGCTCTTCAAACAACATCTCGCTTGTTCGCCAGACTCGTCGCTACTTCCGTTACCAGTCAGGTAAGGGTCTTCAGTTGTCTACAGGAACCATTCTGCAGCCAACTTACACAATTGACCGTATGTCCTACAGCTCACCTTCTGTAACTGTTGTTACAAAGGAACGCCATGGTCTACAGCCAGGATTTGCTATCCGCATCTTTGGTGCTAACGAAGTTGGTTACAACGGAGACTTTGCTGCAGTAACAGTCGTCGACGCTAACACCTTCACATACATTCCAACTACTGCTCCAACAATTGCGACAGCATCTGGACAGTACTACTTGTCAATCCTTGCATGGGACGGTGCACAGAACCGCCTCGGTATGTTTGACCAGCAAAACGGTCTTTTCTTTGAGCATGACGGTCAGCAGCTATGGGCAGTCCGTCGTTCTTCAATCTTCCAGATTGCAGGTCGTGTATCTGTAACAGCAGGTTCAGCAACCGTAACTGGTGCGACTAACTTCGCAACATCATTCAACAAGCAGTTGAACCCAGGAGACTGGATTGTTATCCGTGGTCAGTCCTACCGTATTGACACAATTGCATCTGATACATCACTTACCCTTACACAGGGATACCGTGGTGTAACAGCTTCTAACGTAACTGTGTCAAAGACTCAGGACCTACGTATCCCACGTTCACTCTGGAACATTGACAAGGTTGACGGAACTGGCCCATCAGGCTACACACTTGACCTATCAAAGATGCAGATGTTCTACATCGACTTCACATGGTACGGTGCAGGATTCGTTCGTTGGGGCTTCCGTGGTCCTAAGGGCGAAATCATCTACGCACACAAGCTTGCTAACAACAACCAGAACCCAATGGCTTACATGCGTTCAGGTAACTTGCCAGCTCGTTACGAAGCATCAACATTTGCTCCAACAACAAAGATTACAACTGGTGGTACAGGTACCAACGGTGGTATCGGAGCAGCTGATACTACAATCTATGTAGAAGATACTTCTTCATTCATGACACCTCGTACGATTGTTACAACAGCAACTGGTAACTCAGGCGTTAACACAATCACTGTAGGTAACCCTGCAGGTCTTGTAAACGGTCTATGGGCATCAGCATCTAACATCACAGCTGGTACACAGATTGTTTCAGTCTCTGGTACAACCGTAACCCTCTCAGCTAACAACGCTGGTGCTGTCTCAGGTGCTATCACCTTCTACAGCGTTCCAGGTATGGCTGTTATCAAGGATGGTACAAAGCAAGAACTTATCAACTACGCAGGTAAGACATCTAACACTCTTACTGGTGTTACACGTGCACAGGCGGGTTCTAACTCAGTATCAACAACATGGGCTGTAGGTTCTAATACAGCTGTGGTTGGTTCTGCTTCAGGTCTCCAGGTTGGTCAGCGTGTTATCCACCCAGCAGTTCCAGACGGTACCTTCATTGCGTACATCCAAGGAACAACAGTGGTGTTCTCTAACTCGACTGCAACAGCTAACCCAACAGTTGCTTGTATTGCTGGTGGAGCTACATCTGCTCAGGCTTACACATACAGCGCAACAGCGCCAGTTGAAGTATTCCAGGCAATGCCTACAGATGCTCCAACAATCGCTCACTGGGGCTCATCAGTAATGATGGACGGCCGTTTTGATGATGATAAGTCACTTCTCTTCACATACGGTCAGACAGTTGGTACAACACTTGCACCTGCTGCATCATTCACAGCAGTTGGTACAGCTTCAGCTTCTGCAACAGTAACTCTAGGTGCAGCCAACACAAACATCGTGCCTGGTATGTACGTAGCAGACTTTGCTGGTACAGCAGTTCCACGTAACACTTACGTCACAGCAGTTAACAGCTCAACCTCAATCACATTGAGCAACACTGTTACTATCACTTCAGCTACATTGACATTCTGGGGTGCTTCTACAAAGGCTCTTATGTCAATCCGTGTAGCACCATCTGTTGACTCAGGTGTAACTGGTAACTTCGGTTCTAAGGAACTTATCAACCGCATGCAGCTTATGCTAAGAGCGCTTGACTTGACACTTACAGGAACTACTACTGGTAACGTGCTCGTACTTGCTTACCTCAATGGTCGTGTATTCAACCCTACAGCAGCAGTAAACGCTCCATGGAGAAACGCGGTAAACAACGCAACGTTGGTACCAAACTCTTCACTCGCGCAGATTGTTGACTACGCTGGTGGTAACTACACAATCCAGGGTGGTGAAGCAACTGGTGGATTCTTTACCAACTCAACAGGTCAAGTAGACCTTTCACAGGTTCGTGACCTTGGTAACTCAATCCTCGGTGGTGGACAATCAGCTGGTAACACCTTCGCTTATCCAGACGGACCAGACGTACTAACAATCGTTGTATCTAACGTTGGTACAACTGCTCAGACAGTACAGGCTCGTCTCTCATGGTCTGAAGCTCAGGCATAATCTCAAAGTTCGGCAAGTCTGCCCCCGTCAGTTCTCTGGCGGGGGTATACTTTTGCCACAATGAATCTGGTACAACGCTCCGTAGCTAAAGGCGGAAGACTAGCCCCACTTGTAATATCTAAAGGGTTAACAAACGGCACAGGACTTATGAACCCCTCTATCTTTATAGATGATGACGGGGACATACTTGTAAACCTACGGCACGTCAACTACACGCTCTATCACTCTGAAGGCACACAGCAGTTCCCCTCACACTGGGGGCCGCTGTCTTATCTGCATCCAGAGAAAGATATGCGCCTAGTTACTGAGAACTACCTAATGCGTTTAGATAAGGACTTAAAAGTAATAAACCATACTAAGGTCGAGATGCTTGAGCTGCATCAACCTGTCTGGGAGTTTGTAGGGTTAGAGGATGCTCGCCTTGTTCAGTGGAACGGCACTTACTATTTGATTGGCGTACGGCGCGACACCGCCACCAATGGTCAGGGGCGCATGGAGTACACAGAGATTGAGATTGATAAAGAAGCGTGGGCTGCTAAAGAGGTTCATAGAAAGCGCATACCTGCGCCAGGTACTAACACTTCATACTGTGAGAAGAACTGGTATCCAGTCGTAGACAAGCCTTATCA